ACTTAGAGTCTTTAGTGACTCACCATTCCCAGTCTCTCTGACTTCAATGATGTGGGAAGGGAACTACAACCCACGTTACTATAGGAGGACTTAATTATGGCATGGTGGAATGGAGTAGATGAACGACAAGATCAACAAAATGCAATCAATGCTAAGTTTGATTATGATAATGAAGTCTACTCTTATGATAGAGCTAAAGATTGGAGTACATATTACCATACTTTAGAAGCACAGTATGTTCAAGAGTTAAATAATGAAGCTATAAATAAGTATCAAAATCAATTAGCATTTAATAATTGGCAAGATAAAGAGAATATGCGTTTATATTCTTTTGCTAAAGAAGCTGAAGCATATAATGCTAGTGTTGAAAATTATTATCAACAATTAGATTTTAATCAGATAGCAGAAGAATTAACTTTAAATGATACAGCTAGAGCTTATCAAGATCAGTTGATATCAATAGGTTTTCAAAATAAAGATTTATTAACTAAATACTTTGAAGGTGGAGAATCAGTAGTTTTAGAAACTAAAGGCCTTACTGATAAAGTAACACAAGCAAAAGCTGTAGAACAACTACAAATAAAAGAGACAGGTATTAATAGAGAATTTGATCTCATCAATGATGCTCTTGATAAAGCTGGGTTAAGAGATGGTATGGCAGCTACTATGGCAGATGCCGCATTTAAAGCCCAAGGAATGAAGGTAGAAAATATACAAAAATTAGGTCAGCAAAAAGCACTTGGACAAGTAGGTAGATCTGCAGAAAAAGCTATGCAATCTATCTTAGCTAACTACGGTAATTCTCAGATGGCTTTAATGGAAAGTGTATCTAGTGCTAAATCTAAATATAATTTAGATGTAGAAAGACTTGCAGCTGCTTTAGAAAATAAAACTAAATTAACTAATTTACAATATTCTAATATTGCTAATCAGTTATCTACAGTACAGAAAAATGCTGGTAGAGCACAAGAAGGGATTGATATGAAATTCAGTCAGCTTAAAACTGCTACTGATTTCGGTAGGGTACAACTACAACAATCTATGATTAGTGCTGGTGAACAGAATGAAGCTGATAGACAACGTATTGGTATGGATAAATATCAAGCAGATATTAATGCATCTGGAAGTCTTAAGACAATACCAACTGCACCACCTCAACAGAAGATGCCATTAATGTTACCTGATACAGTATACAACAGGCCAATGGAACCTACTGATAGGCCACTACCTGTTAGAGGAGTCAACACAGTACACGATACTAGCTTCGGTGATACCTTGGTTAAACTTGGTATAGCATTAGCTTCATCATCAGATATTGAGCTTAAAGAAAATATAGAAGAAGTAGGTACTTCACCTAGAGGATTTACTGTCTATGAATTTAATTATATAGACGAACCTAATCAAAGATATCGTGGTGTCATGGCACAAGATCTCTTGAAACAATTACCTCA